CCGCGCGGGCGCTCCCTCCCAAGGAATGACGCCCGCGCAGTCGGTGCTCGGTTATGCCCTTGCGGGCTTGATTAGGCTACCGTTGGGATAACGGGAGTGGTAGCCTTGAAAGCTTCAGTCTGCAACAGCAGAGGCATCGTGTAGGTCAGATTGTCGTTGCTACCGCCGCCTGGCTCGGACAGGTTCATGATCTGTGCGGTGAAGTACAGAACGGCACCCGACTGGCGCACAACCGCGAACGAGCAGATAGTGCGCTCACGCATCGCCGCTTCCGCGATCAGGTATGCTGGATCATCGTCTTCCGCAACGAAGCCCCATTCCGAATCAGGCAGCTGGTAGTTGCCAAGCTTACGGCGCACCTGGCCCTGGCTCACAACGTCCAGTTCCGAAGTATTGTAAGCGCGGCCTTGGATCGAACCGACTTGGGTAATGGTGAACTCTTCCCAGCCGGTCATCGTCTCAAAAGCCGCTTCCGTGTTATCGGTTGGGCGGCCCTCAGCGATGAACAGCCGCGAATCGGCATAAGTTTCAAAGTCTGCTGGGAATGGCATTTTTTTCTCCTAAATAAAGCCCGCGCGCGGAATGCGATACGGGCGGGCTGAAGCATTCCGATATTCTAGTTTGCTTCGACGAAAGTTACCATAAAATCACGCGATTGCTCGAAAATTTTATCGTCTCCAGGTGGAATCTCGGGATTTATTCCATCAGGTATGACGCTATTTACTTTAAGGCCTACAACTGTTCCTTTATGTACACCTGATCCTAACGAGCAAGCTTTGAGTAGGTTTTTCATCTGCACATAGTTAGAGCTAAGTACAGTTACTTGGACACTTTCCCAATTCTGCTTATTGGCATTCCGGCGCGCTACTGTAGGGAACTCGTCACCATACACAGTGCTAACGCTGATAGCTGGCAAAGTCACCCCTTGCGGAGCTATTCCAGAGTAAATGCGAGTCGCTGGGACAACATCAGTGACAGGCTTATGCGCGGCAAGAAGCGCGCGGACAATAGCTACGCCGCTCATTCGATTAGGTCATCCATGACAGGAGCAGGAACATTTAAGCCGTTTGCAGTCATACGCTCGCGGAGTTTCTTGCGCACGGCATCCACTGCTTGCGGCAACTGTTTCTTTGCAGCTGGGCGCGCAAATGGATGCTGAGTCGCGCCAGGGTGATTAACTGCGCGGTACTGCCTGCCCGCCACAGAAAGGGATTGGCCCTGCGGAGCTTCGATCAAGTGAGCGCGTGTGCCAAATTCAACGCTAAGGGCATACGGCACCTTCTTGTTGCCGACTTTCACGCTTGCAGTTACGCGATTACGCTTCGCATCGATTCGGGACGAAACTCGGGTCGTTTTCGCAAGATCGCCCGACTTCCTCGGGACACGCAGCAACACTTCCTTTTTGAAAACCTGCGCCCCTGCGGTCAGCGCGGACCGGAGAATGTTCTTCTTGATCTTTGGCGCAAATGTGCTCAGCAAGTCATCTAGCTGACGAGTGCCTATCACTACATCACGGTTGCTCACGATGAATACCTCGCCACAGTAAATTCCAGCCATTCGCGCCGGCCAATCTCTGCCGGCGTGCTGCTGATTTGGTAGATACGGTCATTCTCGTCATGCACGATCACGCGCATATCCGAGGTGATGTCGTTACGATAGCGAATGCGGATGCGCGCAGGGCTGTTGGACAATCGCAGACCGTTTTGCACGCTTTCCGTGTTGCCTGGCAAATCATCCTTCTTGTTGGCAGGGATGCGAACGGGAAGAAGGTCTTCCCACCCGCTATCCTGCGGGCCGTAGACAGGATCTACAACGACCGCAGGCCGCTGGATTGTAATACGCCGGTCGAGTGCTCCGCCCCTCATTCGTACACCATGTAAGGCTGCAACAGCCACTTGAAGAAGTCTTCAGGGATAGACGTGACATTCACACCGGCAGACATCGTTTCGCGGTTCTCGTACATCGTACCAATTACCAGCAGCATCCATTGGAAGATAGGCTGAGGCACTTCGCCTTCAGGATATCCGGCCACGTAACGGACAACAATCGCCTCCTCGTTGGGCTGAAGCGAAGGAGCCGAGAAGCCATAAGGCAGCGCAATGCGCGCTGGTTCCGAACGAGCGCGTACGGCATAATCTTCCAGGTATTGCTCTTCGCCAGTGCTATCGATATACGACAACGACTCCACCGACACAAACGGCGGCTTGCGCAGAACGATATTCGACCAATTGCAGAAAGCAGCCTCTCGGACACGTTGCTTAATCGTGCGATTTAGCTTGCCCTCAGCCATTTCACGCGCTGCAACGATAAGGCCCGAAATATACGAGTCCTCGTCATCGTAGACTACGCGCAGATGCTCCTTGGCTTGCTCAAGCGAGATAGGCTCAGGCGCTTCAATGACTTGAGCAGCCATCACTTTCATGGCTGGCTGCGATGCAACGAGTTTAGTCACGTCCATCAATTGACTGCCTCTTTGAACCAGATGGTTTTATCGAATTGCTGACCGTCTTCGGTATCTACTCGGAAAGTGCAATGCGGATCTTCCGCATCGAATCCTACTTTCAGCTTTACAGGCAATAGGCTGTTGCGCTCGCCTTGAGCCCAGCCTTTTTGCAGAACAGTGCATCCAACCGGAATTGGCAGGAAATCGAGCGCAGATGTCGCGTTATCACTAAGCCACTTGAAAACATTGGCAACGTAATTTACCTCGTCGTCTCGGTCAACATCGAGATACCATTTATCGCCTTCTTTGTATGGCTCGTATCGGGTCATTGGAATTCCACCAGTCTCTTACTTCCTTCAAATGATACCACTCGATTGCTGCCCTCAAAAGCAACAACTCGTATCGATCCTTCAAATACTACTGTTTGGCGCGGAGGAACAAGCAGTGCATCAATATCATCTTCCTCGCCTGCTTCAATTTCAGCTGTCACAAGACCAGCCGCAGGATTAGCAAAAACGCCGACGATTATGGCGTTTGATGCCCCCGATGCCACTAGATCGGCAGCGCTGGGCTTTGCAGCGACACCACTAATCACTGCTGCGCCGGCAGATCCAGCGCCTATCGTACCAGCAGCCGGATTTGCCGCGACACCAAAAACATCTGCGCTGGCCTTACCAGAGGCCAACGGCATTCCCACATCTGGCACAGCAGAGACACCCACGACATGAGCGCTAGATGCGCCAGACGCTGCAAGTGAACTAGCAGCCGGAGATGCCGCAACGCCGATGATGAACGCAGAAGCTGAGCCGGATGCGGTTACGCTGCCAGCAGCCGGATTAGAACGAACGCCAGACAGGGTAGCCGATGCAGAGCCAGAGGCAGAAGCACTTCCAGCCGCGGGGTTGGAAGAAACACCTGTAATCGAAGCATTGCCTTGCTGCCCAGCTGCCAGGCCATTGTCAACTACAAAGTTATCGTATTTTGCGCGAGACGCCGGCGCATTCGTCGCCAACACCCCGGGATAGCCGGTGTCGTTAAGAGTGCTGGTTACAGGTCCGAGAAAGGGTGTTGTGCTTCCGTCCAGGTAAGCTGCGACCTGAGAACCACTCGTCTCTATGCGAAGATTCCTTGTTTCCCCAGTATCGAACGTGCCACCAGTACTGGCTAACGATGTAGCTGTATTATTTACGATTCTGCGAAGTTGCCATGCACCAGCGGGCGGATTGGTAGAGGCAGAAAAGCGGAACTGGTAATGCGTAATATTGGCCGACGAAGCGCGGATCGTTACACCAACAGCCGCCGCATTGGTAAGCGTTAGAAGGAGGGTAACATCGACACTAACCGAGTAATCCGCGTTTGGCGGAATGACATCGGATCGATAATACGATGAGGTATTTGTCGAGCTTGTTGCGGTTGCTGACTGCCCATCGGGGGCAATCAGCATAGATGCAGTAATACCGGGCTGTTTGACCCACGCCGGATTATAGACAGTCAGGTCCTCGCCTGCCGTGCCGTTAAACCCGTCGCGGAAGATTTCAGCCACGGTTTAAAGTTCCAGAGAGGCTTTAGTCGGCACCACGGTTGCCTCGCCGGCTCGGATACGGAGCACGGCGATGATGCTTCCAAAGTTCTCTGCTGCATCGAGCGAAACACCGATGCCACGACGTTGCAGAGCCGCCCGCATTGATCCCAGCTGCATGGCGTTGATCTCAGAAACTGGCGTATCCAACTCACACACCGGCAAAGGATCGATCCGGATGTCGCCTTCAAAGCCCGACATGTCGCCGCCATTTACTTCAGCAACAGTCCAGGTGTTCAAAGGCCGATTTTCGGCATCATTCCAAGGAACCTCGGCGGCCCAATTCACCGGATATACTGCCACCGCTGCGCGGTACTCGTCTGTGTCCGAACCATCACCGATGATATCTGCAAGAAAGTATCGTTTCATGGCGGCCTTAGATGCGGATCAGGCCAGCAGCAGCCGTAGGAGCCGGCAGCGTGACCTTGAACGTGTCGTTGGTCGAAGTGACCGTCGCGCCGAAGCTGTGAACGCCGATGATCTTGTTGCCTTTGGTCTGGTTCACGATCAGCAGGCCGCCAGCCGAGATAGTCGCACTCGACCACGATGGGTCAGCAAAATCGAGCACCGCCGTATCCCCATCAAGCGCAGCAGAATAGCCGGTCAGGGTCTGGCCGCCAGTCGTGTAACCGTTGCCGCTTGCAATCTCGCCAGTGCCATCGTAGACGGTCGCGGTCTTGTCGAAGTTGGCAGTAGGCTGGAGCAGAACGGCCTTGAAAACGTCCGTCGAAGCTGCGATAGCCTGAAGCGCTTCAAGCTTGCGCGCGTTGGGGAATGCGGTAGTGATCGCCATGGCTTACTCTGCTTTTTTCGTGCGCGATTTGTTGGCTGGAGCGTCGGCCATCTTGTTTTCTGGGGCATCGGCCATTTTCACGCCGGAATCTTCCACCTCGCCGGTCACTTCGACTAGGCCAGCTTTCTCCAGATCGTGCGCTTCGCCCTTGGCGAACTGAGCGGTGATACCTTCCGAATACGTTTGGTTTCCGTGATAGAAGGCCGACAGGACTTTTGCGTTAACTTTCATTTTCTACTCCTCAGTTGGGAATTTGTTTCCTTTTGATAGGTTATCAAAAGCCGGGATGATGCGTAAGTTATTTTCCACGTGCAAGCCGCAAACAAGATCATTCTTTAGCGGATAGTAGTGATCTACGTGTTGCTTTATTCCTGTCATCTTCTCAACCCAAGCTGCCTGCCGGTAGATAGCTTTGATACTTTCTTCGTTTGCCCAAAAGGGCATGGCTTGCCGCTTTCGCTGCTGTCTTGCCTTATAAGCCGCAGCGTAATATCCAGGGTTGCTTAACCTATGCTTCTTTCCGGACTCGTAACGACGGACTGGATCGCCATTGTTATACTTATCAACCGCAGCCTTACGTTTCCCTGGATTTTTCTCAACCCACTTCTTGGCTCTTGCCTTATACGCTTCTTTGTTCTTCTCGTAATTTCTGCGACCGGCCTCCTGATACTCTTCTTTTTTTTCGATGTATCTTCGCCGACTTGCCTCTACCAAAGCCTCTCTGTTAGCTTCGCGATATTTCTTCAGATAGCTAGACCTGCATGCCTTACAGGTAGTATTTCTTCCATGCTTTCCACTTGGCATCTTAGGAAACAGCTCAAGTGGTTTTGATGCTGCGCAAACATAACAAACAATACACGTGCTAGTATTCGTTTCAGCCATGGCCGAAGCTCCTCTTCAGTTGTGGTTAGAAACGCCATCCTTGCGCTAACAGGGATGGCGTTTTGCTTTACTACTTATGCGGCAGGAGTGAACGTCCCTTTCACTCGCGCTTCCGGGCGGTAATCGGCCAGAGCAAGACGTTCCTCAGCCATAATCGTCACGCGATTGTAGATGAAATCGTCCTGATTCTCTGTGGAAACTACTACGTTCGCATCTTCACGGTCGAAGATCTGTGCCGAGTCGCGGAAGTTACCCGCCAGGAAGCTGTTGGCAGGCATGGCCAGCGTGGTGACAATACGACGGCCCCACAGGGTCGGCGCCAGCGTACCTTGTGGATTGCCGATCAGGTAGCGCCCTTGGGTATCCTTCAGCAGTTCGATCTGCGCCCAGTCGGAAGGGTGCATAATAGCTGCGTCTGCTGGCAGCAGGGCAAGCTCGCCTTGCAGGAATGCCAGACGGAGGCGGTCGATTCGCGTCTCACCGGCCACTGCGAACGGGGCTGCATAAGCAGTCGCGTTGGTGTAGATGCCAGACAGGTTATTCGCCGCGCCCGAACCCATCAGCAGTTGCAGGTCTTCCACGAATTGCAGGCCATAACGCAGACGTTGATCGATCACCGACTGCAGGGCCGGCGCATCATCCAGAATTTCCGTCGTCGCCTTGATCCAGTGGGCCAGCTTGATGACCTTCGCATCACGCTGTTCGAACGTGATGTTCGATTCTGGCTTCAAGGTGCCTTCGGCCACCGGGGCGGCGTTATTCGCAAACAGCGTCTCGCGGAAATACTGGATCAGTGTGCTGTTGGTGCGACCAGGAGCGAGCAGATCACGGATGCTCAGCGGACGCTGTGGAATCGCGATGATGCCGTCACGGCGATCAGGAGCAACCAGAGTGCCAGCGCTGTTGTTGAGGCTGGTAATAGCCTTGACGTCGACACGGATCTGCTGGCCCTGCTTCAGGCGGTCGCCAGCGGTGGTGAAAGACTTGTACGCTTCGCTTTCGATGAAGCTGTAGCCAGCCGTACGTGGGCCTTGATCGACTGGTTCGCCGCCGCGTCGCGCGGCCTTTTGCAGCAGTTCCTGAACTTGTGCATTCAGTTCGCCCTGCTTCACCAGCAGCTCGTCGACGCGTTCTTTCTGGCCTTCAGCCATGGCGATGCCTTTTTTGGCTTCGGCGATTGCTTTTTCGGCGTGCTCTTTGACCTGATCGGAGATTTTCGACAGTTCCTGCTTGATTTCGATTTCGGTGCTCATGGATTTTCCTTAGATAGTGAAGCCGCGAAGTGCGGTCAAAATGTTTGATTCGCCCTTTTCGCCCTCAGCCTCACACTGAGCAAGCAGTTTCGACAGGCCATTACCGGCGATGGCTTTGGCCTGGCTACGTGAAAACCCGCCTACATCACGCAGGAAGTCTTCAAATTCTTTGAGGGACGGCATTCCAAAACCTTTCATTGGTGCCATGTTGCCACCATCAGAGAGATAGAAAAGCGCATTCTCCATCTGTTCCATCATTTCCTTTTGGGACGCTTCGCTCGTGCTAACAGATCCGTCCATATGACCCTGATGCAGCTTTATAGCCTTCTTCAGCCACCTTGCAGCCATCGCAATATCAGCGGCATTTGCGCCTTTTACTATCGCAATACGCGCGTCATCGTGCATCGGATTGGTCACGACGCTGATTTCCACAAGATCCAGCTCAATCAAGCGATTTGCGCCGGCCTTCTTGTCGTATTCTTCACGCTTGATGCGATAGCCGATGGACAGACCAGTAATAGTCTTGGTCTTCATGCCTTTGTGGGCAATTCGCGCATATGGCGCGTCATCGGTCCACAAATTGGCGTCACCAAGCAGTCCGTGATCGTCTTCGCTCAAATCTGCCCAGCTGCCGATAGGCTCATCGGTCTTATGCTGCCACAGAACGGGAACTTGGCGACCATTATCAGCCCATTTCTTCAGGCTTTTGGAGAACGCGCCAGGGATAACAATGTCGCCGCCTTGGTCTTTGGTATTGAATACCGAGCCATAGCCGGTGAAACTACCGTCATCCTTCAGGCTTTTCAGGTCAAGTTCGACCGACTTAGTTAGCAGATTCATCGTTTTCCTCTTCTACTGCGTCGTTTTCTTGCGGAATTGTATCAGTTTGCGTGCCGGGTGTAACCTGCCCCAACTTATCGAGTGGTAGCATCGCGCTTTGCATGAATAACTGGTCTCCACCTGGCAATGGCTCAAGGTTTTCAAGAGCGCGGCAGAAATTGGGAGTGTAGACGCCGGCCTTAATCATTTTGTCGTAGTAATTGGCCCGGCTGCTGCTATCCATGCGCAAACGGCTTTCGCGGCCAAACTCTGCGAAGTAAGTAAGGCGTTCAACCGGATTCATGAGCCATTTGGCGATGCTCTGTTCAATCATCATCAAATCAGGGTCAAGAACCTCTTGCAGAAAGCCGAGATTCTGTTGCTCACGTCCAGTTCCCCAATTGGAAACAGCGGTCCCATGGCCAATTTTCGATGGCGGCATGCCAAACCACCGGCAAATATCTTCGACACTGGCGTTTAGCTGCTCCATCATCTGCGCGTCAACAGGATTGATGGTCAGCTGCTGATACTTCGCGCCGCCCTCAAGAAGATGAAGTTTGCCGATTGACGGATCGCCAAATACGCCATCAATCAATTTCGACTTCATTTGCTCGCGCTGCGTCGCATCCAAGATTTCATCAATGGAAACCACGCCAGAGGGCCGCATAGCGCCGCCGAACAGCCGTAGAGACGCATCATTGACGTTACGAGCACGCGCAAGAGAGCGCCAGCCTACGCCAATAGGAGAAAGTCCGGTTAATCCGTCTTCGCTTGGCCCCATAAGATGCCAAACTTCATCCTCACCATAGACTTTTTGTCCAGTTGGGTCTGCATAAACGTATTCTCGCTCACCGTATTGGTTGCGACGGACAGTCATAAGCCAAGGGTCAAGCGGGTCGAGAGTCTTGATTTCGCCTCGACTTTTACCCTTTAGCGCGTAAAAATTACCCCATAAAGACAGTCGCCATGAGACTAAACGCCGGAATTCAAAGGCGGTCTGGTCAGCATTCGGGGAATCGTGCAGAACGGAATACAGCGGATGGTCACGTGCAATGCGCCGCGTCTCTCTGCCACCAGTTTCCGTGCGTTCATAGATGAACAACGGCATGGCAGCAATAGAGTTGGAGATAAGACGGACGCAAGCCCATACAGTAGAGAGCTGTAGCGCTCGATCTACCTTTGGCGCGCAGTCAGTATCAGGATAGTCTCCGCGTGTTATGTCTCGATTGCCTGGATCGCGGTCCAATTCGCGGAATGAGAGTGCGGCTCGGATAGAACCATAGATAGCCTTCAGCGAAAACCCGCTGGCTTTGTTTTTTGCCATTACGCTTCCGCCAAATAGTCGGCCCATGTTCGTTTTTTCGTTTCCGTTTCCTGTGGCATCACGCCTACAGCCATCGCTAAAGCAACCATGCCGTCAATACGGCCGCGCGCTGTCTTCTTGTCGAACTTGCGTGCCCCTGAATCGCCAACTACTCGCGCATTCGATGCACACATGTTCAATACTGGATTATTACCATGTTTTAGCTGTGCGTTGAGCAATTTTACTTCTAAATCACGCAACGCAGGCGTCATACTAGCAGTTCCTTGTCCAAATTCCACGAATTTCTGAATTTCTTGCTCGATAAATCCCTCTTCGACAAGCCAAGGAACTAGGAATTTCATGTTATATCGATCAAACCCGATAGCTTGCACATCATAGTTATCGAACACCGTTCGCAGGAATTTTGCCACATATCGGTACTCAATTGCCTTGCCTGGCGTAGTGCGAAGCAATCCTTGCTTTGCCCAAACGTCATATGGCACTTTATCCTTGTGTGCTTTCTCTAAAAGACCGTGTTCAGGCAAGAAGAATTCAGAGATAACACTGCCATCCTCCAGCACGCCCTCGAATGCGGTCAAGTCATTTACGCTAGACAGGTCAAGCCCACCCCATAGCTTGGCTCCTTTGGTAAGAACAGGCTCTGCACCGTTAGATTCCCATATGGACCGTGGCACGAATGGAGCTTCGGCGTCCACTCGCTGATTTAGGATCAGGTTGCGCACAGCAGGCTCATAAGATGGTAGATCCTGAGCTTTGCGGACCTGCTTCTTGAGGTCATCCAAGGAACGGAACTTACCGAGCGCAGGATTAGCTGCTTTCCAAGCTTCTTCGTCGTTAATATCGCAATCGGCAGGCGCGGCGTACACATGACAAACGGTGCGCGGGTCTGGATTGGCCTCTTGGCTATCAATCATGCGCGAAAGAAGGTCGTTCGCAGTAGGAGCCTGCGTGCTGATAACCAGGTAGAGTGCGTTTTTATACGCACCTTGAGCAGTCTCGACAGCCTCGACAAACGCATCTGTTGGCCCTTTAACCTGGCCTAGTTCGTCCATAATCGCCACGATTGGCGAAAGGCCGTGGGTAGTTTTGCCCTCGGAGGAAAGCGCCTTATAGCTTACATTCCGTTTGATGCCTAGCAGGCGCTTGCCAGATGGGAAAATCTTCACCAGTGGGCGTAACTCGTCGCTCATTTCGACCATCTTACGCGCCAACTCAAACAGGATTGCGGCCTGTTCTTTCGACATTGCACCACTGACGATTTGTGAGTTGTAGACGGCTTCGGGGCCAACAAGGTGCGCAAGCAGAATGCCGGCAATAAGCGCCGTCTTGCCGTTCTTGCGACCAATCGAAAGGATGCCGGTACTAGTGCCGTGTGGGTTGTCGTAGACGGCTAGGATGAAATTGCGCTGGAACGGCTGAAGCTTGATCGGCTGCCCGACAAGATCACCTTCAGGTGCCTTGCAGTACGTCTCGATAAAGGCGCAGACCTTCTCGCCGCGAGTCATGACGCGCGGAGCCTTACGGGCGGCCATTAATCAGCCAGCAGAGCGTTATCCTCTGCTGCAACTTGGTCCGCAGTCTTGCGGGCTTGATTTTCGAGATCGCGCGCCTTGTGCAGATTGCGCGGATCAACAGCGACACGCCCACCAAGCTGTAGCGTGCGCATCATGGAACCCTGCATTGCGCGATAGGTTCCGATTACGCTGATAAGCGGATTAGGCTTGCCGTCAATGACAGGCTCTTCGTTGCTAAGCCGAGTCTCGAATCGCTCAATCTTTGCCATCACCCTGGCAAGCTGCGCCACGATCTGCAAGTCAACCTCGCGCCAGTCATCACGGGCACGGCCTCTGGCGATGTCGCGGAAGAATGGCATCTCGTCCGCCGTCAACGGGTGTGATTCAGGCGGCTCCAGGTCTGGCTTGACCGCGTTTTCAGCCGCGCGAATGGCAGCAGCAGCACTGTCAGAGCGGGTACGGCGTGGCTTCTTATCGGTCATGTTGCTCCAGAAAACTATGTGTTAGCGTTGAAAGGAAGGCTGGGCGCGGTCCTCTCCAGGGTCAAAAAATTGCAACTTTGACATCACCCCTGCCTCTTTTTTATGCAGATTAAAATTTAAGCGCCTATTTTTTAATCAGCATCGCACTTTTATGCTAATAAAGCAAGAAGCCTGGTATGAATTCACTTATGCCAGAGCTAGCGATTGTCATATCGTTCTATTTATCGTCAAAGTCGAGGTCAAAGGATTCTACGCAAGCTTCACACCAGTAATGATCGTACTCGGGATCAAATCCCTCTGGCGCATATCCGCCCGCTGGCATCATTGGCTGCATAGTTGACCCACAGTTGGGACAATCCTTCTCCGGTGGCCTCATTTGCTGTGCTCCATCGCTCGCTTAATCAGCGCCTTCTCTTCCTCAGTAAATGGAGGCGGCGGCTCAACGTGCAGAGCTGCCAGCTCCTTGGCAAACTCCTCCTCTTGCAGTCGCCTGGCTTCTTCTGCTCGATGCGCTGACGCTCGACCTGCTAGCCATCCACCTAGCCATAGAAGGATGGCACCAATGATTAGAAGGAAGTCGTTCATTGCTTGCTCTCCTTAGCCAGCAAAGCCAATCGCTCGCGCAATTTCTGCATCTGCTTTCGCCTCCAGATAACTTCCATCATGGCTTAGCCTCCTTCGCCTTCTGGCGCTGCTCTTCGGTAAGCATACACTCCTGCACCAGCCATTGCGCGGTAACTTCGTTGTACTCAGATGCCATAGCCTTCTGGTATTCAACGATGTCTTGGTTATCGACCCAAACCATTTGCAGCCCACTATCTTCTGCCTCTGGTGCGTCGATGTGAGCTACCTTGCGACCGCCTACGCCTTCATCATTTTGGGCTGGCAAAGGATATACGATGCGCTGCTGCTTGGTCATGTGCAGCCATGGCATGAGAGTAAGTGCGCCGTCAATCTGCCCAGTGATGGCGTGCTGCTTCTGGTAATCGAACAGTTCGGTTGTGGGTATCCATACGGCCATGTCATTGCCACTCAGCCCGCAGATGCTAACGTCACCAGCATACGGGCCAGTATCCTCGGATGCGACAGGCTCAGGCAGATCTTCTTGCAGGCGCTTCATCCGTTCGACAATACCAATGAAGTCCTCACCCTCGGCCACGATCTCGAAACAGAGGATGGTCTTGCCTTCATCGGTGAACCATTCAGTCTTACGTACGGTTGCATCAGATAGGCCGTAGTAGCTGCGAGCGGCTTGGAGGATGTCAGTCATTTAGTGGCCTCTTCCCAGAGACGCTCAAGTTCCTCGACTTCGCTTTTTGATAGGCCAAGACTTTCATCAGCATGAGCGAGGTATGAGTATGATTCACATTCTGAAATGAGAAACATGTACTTTTTGAGAAGATCTTTGTAGTCGATCATTTGGAATCCTCCTTGAGCAATTCCTTCAGATCTTTAATCATAGCGCCCATGGCCTCTTGAGATTGCTCCTCAACTTCGATCTCGTTGCGCTTTTGCTTGACCTTCATTCGGCTAGCGTTGAATGCGTGGCGCAGCTGCGTAAGCTTCCCGCGCATTAGCTCTTCGGTGTATTCGTGCATGTTAGTTTCCTTGGGAGGGATAAGAGACTACAGATTACCACGTCTACTGTGCAATTACTACTACTCTTGCTTCTGCATTTGGCACTGCTGCCATAGCTGCAAGGAGTAGCTCCAATCCGAGCAAGCTTAGCGTAAATAAGGGAGGGAGAATGCAATAATTGCACTTTATCCGTGCCGAGCGGCAAAGATGATTTGATTGGTGTGGTGGCCGGTGCTGATCTCCGGCTTGCCTTCGCCTCTAAATCCGCAGAGGGGCGATTTCGCGGACTATCACTTTTTCCGGCTGTTCCATCGCATCAGCCTGCGCATTCACCACACGACTGCTGACTGTCTCACGGCCGGTTTACTTGGGTTTAGGCCCAGCCCGGAGCGCCCCAGTACGTTCAATCAGCATGCGTGTGGTGACTGGATTTTCACCAGTCGTCAGCTTATCCCGAAGTTACGCTGTCAAGCCTGATGCCTAAGCAGAGCAGGAACATGCAAATCATCTCACACTAGCGAGCATTGAGCAACAGAAAAGTCATTTGATAGGACTATGCAGAAAGTGCATATTGCTATTCCGCGACGGGCCAACCATCAGCACCGATTCTTGGTTTTGGCGCGTGCTTGGTCTTGCCCTGCTCTTGCTCAGTCTTGGCGAGGTGATGTGGTCGGCATAAGTATTGCGTGTTGGAAAGAGATTCAGTGGCTTCTTTGCTCCATCCTAGCTGTTTTGCCTTAGCACGGCTTACTATGTGGTCAACGTCTTTGCCTGGCGTTACACGACCCTCTTTTAAACACATCTGGCAAAGCCCTTTGTCGCGGGCGATGGTCAGTTTGCGTAGGCGCTCCCACTCGGCCCCGTAATTCCGCTCTTGCCTCGACTTTAAACCCCAAACCATTTCTGGACCTCCAAAGAAAACGGCGACCGAGGCCGCCGCAAAAGAACTAACTAGGGATTGGCTATAGATTACACCGAACGCGGCACGATGGCAAATTGTGGCCCAGTTCCGTAATTCGGTTTAGGGTCGCGCTTCTGGAATTGCTTCCATGCCGCTTTACCCTTTTCACCGCCGTATGTCGCTGCGTAAGCCACTGCTGGCTGTGCATTGGCTGGGAATCCCTCGGTGCTGGTGGGATAGCCGCCCATATCGTTAGGCTTGCGGCCGAGTGCTTCGGCCACCTTATCGAATGGCAGGGCTGCAACCTTGTCGCCTACAGTATCGCGGTATACCTCACCGAACGTCTTGTAGATCGGCCCCTCTGGCGTGGCACGAACCGTCAGGCTGTAATTCGACGCCACAATCCAATTAAATTCCGGGTCAGTAAATCGGCCAATGACAAACTTCGATTTCCACTTGAAGAAGTCGCGCGCGGCAGGCAGCTCAGGAAACAGGTCAACCACATACCCAACTGCCGCCGTCACAAAGTCATCTTGCCATGGGGCCAAGGCGGTATTCGATGCAATCTCGTCGGTCGTGTCTTTGTAGACGATTGCAGACTTATGCGTGAACACGCCTAGGTTGTTGGCCTCGGGATTATAAGTGTAGGTGGCGTTATACCACTCCAGATTCGTCCCCAGAATCCTCATGAAGTGTTCTTTCAAGCGGTCACCATCTGGCGTGATATAAGCTGCTTGAGCGAGAGTCCGCAAACTCCATGCCTGGCCGCGCACCTGATCCGTCATCACCAGCCCCTTGATACCTTGACGGTAGGACTTGGAGCCAGGATTCGATTGGAAGATGTTGTACATCGCCCACATTTGCAGCTCTTCCAAATAGTAGAAATCACCTGTCATCAGATATGGAAGGTATGCAAACCCTGGTTGGTGCGCACTATCGTGGCTGTACGGGCTTTTATTTTGGCCTTTGACCAGGGCAGGGAATGCCTCGTACTTCTTCGTTGCCGGATTCTTGGTGTCTGTCGAGCGCCCCAGAATCGTCATATAAGGATAGTCGATCAGGCTAACCGGCTGGTCTGTGTTCTTGTCGCGGTAGTGCATTGACCAGCTGCCTGCTAGATCCGCCGTGCCGAGAGCCATATCACGCATCCGCTTATCGCCTGTCAGGAGCCACAGGGCATTCCAAGCAGGTAGCATTCCAATATCTGGACGACCGCCAGTAGTAGCCATGCCCTTAACCGATAGACCGACTTTCATCGGCTCCTTCTCGGCAGTATCCCAGCGTTTGACCCAAGCCTTGATGGTGCTTTCTGGCACGCTAATCGATGGATCGTAGTTTGGCAAAGCGCGCGAGTCGATCAGATAGCGGTGATCGTGGACGACGTTGATCTTCGGCTCTTCCCCGTACCAGAATAGCTTGCGCCAGCGCGCATGATGGTAATGGGTGAGCGCCTTCTTCTCGTAAAGCGTTTTACCGTCAAACTCAACAAGCACGTCATAGGTGAAATTTCGTGGCTCAGGCTCATATGCCCACGCATTCTCAATGACCAAATCCAAACGAGCTTGCCCAGCGAAGTACACTCGACTACCAAAACGCGCACAGAGATGCGGGTGTTCAATTCCATTCTCATCAAAGAACGGCTGATTCGTATGCATTTCCGAAACAATCGGTCCGGCTAGCCAGTATTTGGCCTCTCCTTTGTTACCGCCGGTTCGATAGGTTTTGCCTTCAAAAACAAGTGTCACTTTGGGGAAAGCAACAGCATTGACAAGACCTTTCTTCTGATCGGCAATTGGAGCTAAACCAACCACAATATCTTTTCCTGGCTCGCCGCTAGGTATGACACCAGACACAACGCCGTGCCGCACCGAACCATCGGAATGAAGTGCCTTTACGTCGAACTGCAACGGAATCGTGGTGCCGTCTTCCAGTAGCCCGACAAGTCCCTTGCCTTCCGCTAGATCACCGGGTGCGAACACTTGGCCCACCGTGAATGGCACATTTGCCTGCACCTTGTCGCCAGTGCTCTGGATGCGCAGCGAGGTAATAGCCTTCGGTGGCGGCGGTGGAGGAACCGGTGTTGGCGCGGGCGGCGCCGGCACAGGCTCTGGATTCGGCACAGGTTGCGGCACAGGCTTGCCGCCCATCAGTGCCTGCACGTCGGCAATCTTTGCGTACTTTGTGCCGGCTTTCATTTCCTTCGCCGCCCACGCATAACCAGGCAGGTTCTTGACGATCTTCGATGTCGGCCCGCCGAATAGACCCAGATCAGCTTTCTCGGTGAACTTGATGTCATCCGGATCGCTGTCTTTCGCCACCAGCATGCCTTTCGGCCCCCACTTGTATAGCTTTTGATCTGCCATGCTCTACCCCTCTTGGTTGGAATTGAAACTACAGGTTAATCTGATTTCCGGCCTGCCGGCGAATTGTTAGGGGATGGGGCGCGAACGACACTGGCAAACTGCGGTGCCCACTCCTCGGGAATCTCGCTGCGCATCAGCATCAGCTCAATCAAGTCTCGCGCGGCGTCCCAGCCAATTCGCAGGCGGCGCTGCACCATCGAGACAGAAGCTCGCTCTGCATCACGGACCAGTTCAAGCGCCTGGAAGTACAGCGGCGACGGCTCAGGCAATAACGCATCCCCGGCCTGATCGGTGCTCACTGGTGCAGTGGATTGGGCTGCGCTGCGGGCGAATTCATCCACACAGTCGTTCCAGCCGTTGACGTAGCCGTGTGCACGCTCCCCAACGCCTGCTTGAGCCATATTAATTTTCAGCACCGGCAGGCGCTCGGCCTCTACGTCCAGCTCGCGTGCGGCGACAGGGGCGGGGAGATCCCGACGACCGGTGATGATTTCAAGCAGCGCGTGATGCACAGCGCCGGCGTCTTCTACCTTCTGGCCGCGATAGATGATGCATTCGCGCGTAATGCGCAGTTCGTTGGGTGTGCCAGAATGGAAGATGATGTCGGGTGGCGGCGGATCGAAGCGCGCTACATTGCTAATCCTCAACGTCGCTGGCTCAGGGGTGGCGCCAGAGTAGACGCATGGATTGTGGGTGATGTCTTTCATTTCATTCCTTCCATATTCTTCAGTGTGCACCACGGCGTATTGCTCGGTCCCTTGGCGTGTCCGCAACGGGCGCACTCGGGTGGGCACTGCGTGGTGGGCGGGTTCAGCGTGGTGTAGGTGGCGGGGCCGGCCACGAAGGTCAGCGCCGCCAGCAGCCACAGGGCGATGTGGGTCAATCTCCTAACTCGCTATTCTGACCATCAGCCTCGATCCCAAAATCGACGCTTTCGCTGTAGTAGCCGTTGCTGGAGCCGTGCCAGCGAATGTCGACGTAGCCCTTGACGGTCGCCAGCTTGTAAAACGTCCACGTTTCACTTTCGTCAGGCCACTCAAGTGGGGGCAATTCTGCTGGTCGCTTATCGCTGGTCGCCTCCTCCGCGCGCAGAATCGGCGAACCGATCAGGTCTTGCAGTTCTCCGACGATGCTTTCGATACCTACGCTCTCGCAGCAGTATTGGTCGTGATACATCAGGTAGACCATGCCGCCGGAAGTGGTGAAGCGGATTTCGTCCTGCGCGTCATTGACCGCTATAGCGGTCAGGGTTTTGCCGAGCAGTTCGGAAAAATCCTTTCGGTTGTTCCAGTCGATGTAGGCCATTACGCACCGCCTTTCTGTGCGCTGGGCTGTTGAGTGGCGCGGTCGAGCTGCTGAGCGATCTTCACCAGCGTGCCCAGCCTGTCATTCGTGGTCAGTTCGACATTACCGATGCTGATGGCGCATGGAAGTTTTTGATCCAGCGGGTCTGCCGGTGCCGCTGCGCGCTCGGTAGGGGCGGTGTAGAGCGTGCGCACCTCGTAGGCGTCAGGGTGTTGGTGTGCGTGCTCAACCTCTTTCGAGTTGGCTTCGACATCGTGCCAGCCCGTCGCCAGGGTCTCGCCTGGTTTCACCCATACCGAACGAACCTGCGTGATCGCATACTGACCGGCTTGCCCTGCGCCCTCGGCAGGCTCTTCTTCGTACGGCATATTGGCGAGCACGTTAGCGAAATCAGCAGGTAACTCAACTTGACGCGCGGCTAAGTCGCTGGCGAATTGCTCTACAGGTGCTGCGCCCTCGGCAGGCTGGGCTGCGCGACGGGCAAGGGCGATCAGGTCGGACACGGTGTCCGGACTGAATGCCTCGATGAACGCAACGGCGTCGTCATCGGTCACGCCGTCGGCGATTTGGAGCGTGCCGTACCATGGGCGCTTCACTGCATCGCACAACGCCCGAAGCTCATCAAGGTCCAGGTCCAGGTCGGCCAGTGCCGTGGTGGGGGTAGTAGTGGTCATGGGGTCAGTCCTTATCCGGGTCCGTTGTAGCCGCGCACCGCTGCCGTGATCGTGCGGCGGCATGTCGGGCATTCGATTGAGTAGAAATCACCGTCGCGTTGATCGCTGTTGTACTTCGCCTCCATCGGCAAGAACTCGATTTCGGTTCGGCAGTGGTTGCACCGGCCATGCAGCGGTACGCTTTCGGGTGCAATACCTTGTTTTATGATCTTCATTCGCCTGCCTCCGAGCTATGGGTAGGGGTGGGGCGCTTGAGGGCGCGGATAGCGGCTGCGCATTCCGAAGACGCCAGAGATTTGTTCATGTAGGCATCGTAGAATTCCTCATCGGTTTCCCCGCGCCTGCGTGCGTGATGCACGTACTCTTTATGCACGCCGTCACAAACCTTCGCCGCCTGTTCCAGCGCCTGATTCCGCACCTGTTCGGCAGTCTGTGCCGCTCCAGTAGTGGAGGCGGCAGGAGTGGCGGCGATCATGGCTGCGTAGACTTCTTCGATCACGCTGGCATCCTCGATTGCGCCATCGAACACGGCATCGATCGTCTTGGCAATCATGCTGCGCGTCGGCACCTTGGGCACGACCAAGAACCCCTCCGGCACTACCGGCGCTGCTGCTGGCTTGGTGGCGAGAAGGGATTGAACGTCGCAAAATTTGACGAACTCGCCATCTGCCGCCTTGGTCACGTACTCGCCACTGCCATCCGCCTCGGCAACTTCGCCATAACGCTGCAAGCCGCCCAGGTCGGCGGTCGGCTTGGTGGCGGCAGATACTGGCTCAGGCAGCGGCGGCAGCTCATCGCCCGATGCGGTAGCAGGAGCTGCGGCTGGTGGCGTGGTCATGGCTTCGTAAAGCTTGAGGCAGGCCCCCGACGACAGCGTGACATCGCCGCCGAGTGCGGAGACTGCGAAGAACTCGCGCGCTAACTCGTTCAGCGAAAGCTCGCTTGTCAGCTTGCGGAACTGCGGTGCAGGAGCTGCGGCGCTCTCGATGCGGGCAATCAGGCCGAGAACAACGGCAGGCGAGGCAGCGGCGATAAACTTGGCGTCGTCCATGCTGGTTGTGCCGTGCGACGGCTTTTGATCTGCCGGATAGACCTTCCCCACCGGGCCGCAATCGGCCACGAGGAAGCGCGGTGCGCCAGGAATCGGTTCGCCAGCAACCCACGGTCCCGGCGTTGCCGCCAGTGCCAGCGCCTTGAGCTGTTGCAGGTCCGGGGCATCGCCCGAGGTAGCGGCAGTATTGGTGTTGTCAGTCATTCTTTTCTCCCTGCTGTTTGCTCTTGTTAATGTGGCGATACATCGTCGTCAATCCGACACCGTACTTTGCTGCTGCTTCGAACACAGTGAAGTTACGGTTTGGATATTTCGGATGCGGCTTATCGAGTAAGGCAAGCGCCTTCTCGGTTTTCTTCAGCACTGGTCGAGCCATGATTTCCCTTTCGTTGAAAGCGAATACAGGTTACCACTATTTTACCGATATGGCTACCACTATCGCAAAATAAAAGCCGCACTAGGCGGCTTCGTGTCACAAGCCGATTGCCTCGGCTCGCATTCGTGCAACTACCAGGGCTGATCCAGCACGGCAACGCGGCCAGCATCAGTAGCCTTGTAGTGGGTCGTTTCTGTCATACCTGAAATCTTCTGCGTGACCATATAGCCACGCTCGATCAAGCCTTCAACAACTGGCATCTGCTTTGGCGTGACAACGTTCAGGAAGTTCTTCGACGGGTTCTCTCGCCTGAAATGGTCTAGCCCAAGACAAGAGCGGAGGATTTCGACTTCTTCACGATTAAGGTATGTCATGCTTGCTCCGCGAGTTGTTTAGCTGCTGCTTTGCGCTCGGCCAGGATGCGCGAGTGTTCGGTAGTGATGCGCTCGTCTTGGGTTGCGTCCCATGCTTCCTGCGCTACCTTGTTAAGCTCTTTGGAGCTGGTGGCGGCAAGCATCTTAGCGATCCAGGGTTCGATATCAACTGGCGCTGGTTTGCTTAGGCGAGGTGCAGAAGGCCTGCATGCGGCATTACCGTCATCATCTTCAGCAGCGATACCGCACGCCGCCATCAGCGAATATCGCCTGGCATAACTGAGCGCGGAGCCATAGCCTTGTGGGTCTTGCTTAGATGCGGGCACATGGAGCTTGCCGCCACGGATCAATTCGCCAGACTCATGCAAGAAGCATGTTTCGATAGTCACACCAGTGTCGTCAAGCGAGGTTTCCTGGTAGAGCGCAATGCCATGCTCAAGCAACGCATCATCTACAGCTTCCAGGCAAGCTGCGAGGTCTGCGTACTTGCTACCCTTGAAGGCCGGATTGTTCTTGGCCTTCAGCGCCGGCCCGAAGGCTTTCTTGGCCGCGATGAATGCCGGCGCGATTTTGCTAATCTGTTCCATTATCTTCTCCCTGTTGTCTGTAGTTAGAACGGTGCGCCTTCAGCCCGGGCCTTGGCAACCTGCTCACGATGCACACGCCATTCATCAATCGTAGCGAAGTTCGAGAACGTCTTGCCGCTCCACTTCTCTGTTGCTTTCTTGAAGTTGGCGAGGATTCGTGCGTGGTCAGGCTCCTGTAGAGGAACCTTTCTTTTGCGGATGGATTGATCCATGCTACTCCTTAAATAGTTCAGGCTTGGAAGTCCTAAGTAAATCTTCCACAATGCTCGGGAAAGCGAAGATGATATCTTCATCGATTGGCGGCTGATGCAAGATCGGACCGAGATACAGTGCTGTGAATCCATCTAGGCACTTTCCGTGAACATTCTTAGGCTGAACCCAATGTCTTCCGTAGTAGACCTCTATGGCCTGATCGCATCCCTCTTGAGGCTCGGTGTATAACCCCCAAGTTCTAGCACTTGCTTTGCATATGTCTTTAGCGTAGTGCTCTGGAGATTCGTAGATGTAATCTCCGGGTTTCCACTCAAGGCGGTAACCCATTAGCACGCCTTTTTTCATCCTCTTCCCCTTTAGTTAAGATAATTCCGCCCAAACGCCCCCTAACCCCGGAGACTATGAGGCAGGAAGGTTTGGACGCCGCCCCCTTACGGGATTCCTGCCAGCTAACGGTCTAGCCGTTACGCCCTTGGCCGCAGGATTTACGCCAGCCAGCGGATTGTAGGAATTGCACCTTGAGCCTAAGCTCTACCGCTACTCTGTTCTTCCACGCCGCCGAGGTTTGCGCTTGGTATCGTCTGGAGTACGGCTGGCGTGGTCTAGAAAAGCAAAAAGCCCCTTAGGTTTGAACCCGGTGGAAACAATCTTAGGAAATGGGCTCTATTCCATTTCGTAATCTTGCGGGCTCAAACCTAAGAGGCTTAGGTCACTACTGTTCGTCGGTTTCCACGCCAACAAGCACATTCTACATCAAGCAGACTAATCTGCGTCAATCTTCTTGTGGTCCTTTCAAACCGCCATGAAGCGCAATCTCTTGCTCGACCAGTTCGACGGGAACGTACCCATATACCGTTTCCGTCGGCTGGTTTGGATCTTCTGCGTACTCAAGGAAAGCGGAAGGTTTTTCGCTAGGATAGCCGACCTCAACTTGGTAATACCAATCCTCATCTGAGCGACGCGGCTTGCAATAGTTATATTCCGATGCTTGCACAGACATGGTGAAGCCGTCGTTGCAAGCCAAACGCCGTACCAGCCAACCATGTTTCTTGCTACGATTGTTTTTCATGTAGTCATTGATGACACTCATATTGCTCCCCTTTAGTTATCCTGCCGGTGCCGCGCGCAGGGCGGCGTTACGTTCAATCCTGGCGCACTTGGTAATCCTTCGGTTCATCGTCAAACCCAAATCCCTGCGCCTCACGCAAAGCCATGAACTTGGCTGACTGCTCATCTGGTGCTCTTACCTCAGTAGGGCCGTAGCTAGGGCCGCGCTTGAAGTCGATAACTATTCGGTAAGTGGTCATGGCATTGCCTTTCCGATCTCGGCAGCAGCTCTCACAATTGCACGACGGGCAGCTAAATAACGATCTTTGCCATGATATTCGGATAAATAACGAGTTCTTTTCCCCTGCAAAGCATAGCCAACCCAAGTCTGCATCTGGTCATCGCAAGACCCCTCATATATCTCAAGCCCTAGTATTACAGCCAAACGCAGAGCATCGCCATCATCATCCAAAGGATCAAAAACAGCAGCGCCATATCCATTTCCGGTTTGCCGCACCTTTTCTGGATCATCTTTCATTCGATACCATTGATGATGAACCTCATCCCAGCACGCAAGTTCGATGCCAGCCGCTTTAGCTGCAAGCTCTACGATTTCTTTTCCGTGATCCATCATCACCCCGCACGAACATCAAAAGCAGCCCCCAGCATTACAGAGATAAACTCTGCTGTTCCGATCAGGGCAAAGAATGCAACCATCACTACTACGAACAGTAGTGGAGGATTGCGGAATAGGCGCTCACGGAGAGTGGGCTTTGTGCTGATACGGTTCATTTCTTCTTCCCTTTCTAGTAGTTAGCCATCATTCGACGCACCATCAACTCACCGACAGCTGCGTCATCTAATTCTGTTGCATCGGTCCAGCCAGTAGGCTCCTGGCCGGCATTGTAGAAGTCAGCGTGCTTGCCGCAGGGGCTGACCATGTAACGCTGTTGGTGCAAGTTCTGGATCATCTTCTTCTCAATATTTCGCTATCAACGCTTAAAGGCCATGAACAGTCCGAGCGCGTAAAGAGCCACGAACACAACTAAGACTAAGACATTTACTTCGATGGTCTTCTTACCCGTCTTAAGAATATACAGCCACGGAATCATGGTCAAAATGATCATTATAGAAATACCAATTTGCTTATCGCCCATACTCTCTTCTCCTGTTACACCGCGCCGAACGCCTCGGCGATGAACATCACTATGCCACTTCTACCCAGCCTTTGCAACAACTTTGTTTACAGTCTTTGTAAATTATTTTTCTTGACTATACTCAGCGTTGGCGCATAATGAAGCCTTCACCAACTAGGAGATACAGATGGAAAAGCAGGAACTACTTCACAAGCTTCGCGTGCACATTGTGGACAAGTACAAGACGCAAAAGAAGGCCGCCGATCACTGGGGCTTCAGCAGCACATATATTTCGCGCATCCTTAACGGCCACAATGAGCCGACTGAAGCAATGCTTAGCGAAATGGGCCTGAAGCGCGTTCAATCCGCTCGCAGCTATGCCAAGGTGCGCAAATGAACGACTTTCTCATCATATTCAGCCTAATCACCTTTGGCTTTCTGCTTGGTGCTGGCTTCGGCATCGATGTGATGGCCTATCACCAGAGTATCGAGGTGGAACAGCGGAGCATCTATGCGAGCGAAGAGTAACCGGCCTGCCATGCAGCCGCGCAAGTTCATCCTGCGTGATGAGAAGGTGCGCGATAGCCTCCTGGCACTTGTGCGTAACCTGCCTATTGATCCGCTGCGGCCTGTTGAAGTAGTAGCGCGTGAAGAAGTGAAGGCACGTAAGCCAGATCAGCAAGCTTTGATGTTTGCCGGCCCGCTGCGCGATATATCGGAGCAGGCATGGTTTGAGGGCAGGCAGTACAGCGTCGAGGTTCTACACGAATACTGCAAACGTCATTTTCTACCAGAAGAGTTCGATCCTGAGCAGTGTTTGGAAGGCTATGTGAAGTGGGACATCGACCCAAGCGGCGAGCGCATCTTAGTTGGATCGACTAAGCAGCTTACCGTTAAGGGATACTCAAACTATCTGGAGCAAGTTTTTGCGTTCGGCGCAGCGCTTGGCGTCCAATTTTCCGCAAAGGGTCAATGATGAAAAAAGCATTTTTAGCATCGATTTGTGCCTTGCTATTTATGGTCTTTGTCGGATGGTACTCCGGTTTGAACATGCTAGAACGAGGCAATGAGCAAGCGGTAACTTTGCTTTGCGGCCTTATGTTTGCCTTCGGTATTTTCATTATGTTTGTTCCTACCCATATTCTTATGAGCAAACGTGATGAAGAGAAGTGAGCTAGTTCGTACAGGCTTTAAACCATCGCAATCGAAGCCAGCCAAAGGCCCGCGAAAGAAGAAATGCGCCAACCGTGACTGCCGCGCGCTGTACGTGCCGAACGACCGCCGCCCGTTTGAGACTTGGTGCAGCGAGGATTGCGGCGCAGTCATCGCGCTGCAACGTGTCGAGAAGCTGCGCCAGGCTAAGGCCAAAGCCGAGCGTGCAGCAGATCGCAAGAAGAAGCAGGAGCACAAGACCGTGGCTCAGAAGGCGGAGCCAGTACGTAAGCTGGCGCAGCGTTATGCGGTGCTACGTGACCACGCTTATGGCTGCATTAGCTGCGACAAGCCGGCGCATTGGAGTGGAGGCAAGTGGCACGGATCGCACTTCAAGAGCGTTGGCAGCAATTCAGCCCTGCAGTTCAACCTGTGGAACATTCACAAGGCGTGCGATCAATGCAACTTCTTCATGGCTGGGAACATCGGACCGTACGAGACGAGATTGCGTCAGAAGGTTGGCGATGAGCGCGTGGACTGGCTGAAGTGCCACAAGCGCGAAAGAGAGTACAGCGACGAATACCTGGAGCGCCTGGCAGCTATCTTGCGCAAGAAGATTCGCCGCTTGGAGAAACGGCTAGGCATCAAATAAAGAACCCCGCCGATGCATGAGAGCGCAGAGGGCGGGGCCGTATTGAAAGTGATTATACAGGAAGAAGATATGAAAATCACAGTTGAGAACTTTGAAGAAGCATACCGAATTTCGATTGGCCGAATGCTGGAAAACATCGCATCAGAGGTTACGGAACCCCAAAAGTCAGATGCGCATCATCGTATGCGTCATATCGAAAATAACCGAAACTTTTACCTTGGCCAACTCAAGCGGGGTTTTGATCTGTACATGTGCTCAGAGTGCGGAGCACTGGAGTGCGCCCAATATGTTCAGCCTAGCAAGGATCAAATGCTTGCCGATCAGACCTGCTTCCACTGCAACTATTGGAAACAGTTGTCTCTTAAAAAAGACCCAAGACGCCTTGTCATCAATGGGCACACATATGCTGATGGCGGAAATCAACCGCATGCGAGAAATAAAGAATTTTTGGGTTTTGGCGGTCAGAGGTGGTTCATTGAACGCGCTGGGCAAGCTTGGGAAACTAACAATCTCTGGTCAGGTTCCGTAGTTCCGCAGCGATATATCGAGAACTTCCCTGACAACGCCAGATTCCTAAAAAGTCTGCCATGAACATGGTCGCCCTAGCTGACCTCTACGACGCACCTATCAACCCTGCTAGCCTGAACTTCACCACTAAGCCAGGTCGCGCCTGCCGGAACTGCCTGTTCCAACGCCAGCGCGTCTCTGTCTGCAACAAGGCCGTAGAACTCGCGCTGCTGGCTGGCCTGGCTAACTGCGATCAAGAGGACGTTATCTACATTCTGCGGGAAGTAGACCCGCGACAGATGGTTATTGAGGAATGAAATGGGAAATCCACGAACACCCGAGCAAGCAAGTCGCGCAACCCCTCGTATGGATCGTCGGATTGCTCGCATCCTTGATCTGCTGGCCACCAATCAGATGACAGCCAAGGAGCTAAGCCAGACCATGCACGTAAGCCACGATACGGCGCGCGACTATCTGAGCATCCTGCACGAACAGAAACGTGTCTACGTGGCCGCATGGCAGCCAGTGGACCGCAACAAGCCTGCGAAGGTCTATGCGGCTGGAAGTAATCCCGATGTGATCTATGTACCAGCTCCGAAGACGAAGATCGAGAAGAAGGCCGACATCTGGAAAGAGAAAGTTCTGACTGCATTGGCGCTGCCGAGCACCACCTACGATCTCGCCAAGCGTCTAGGTATCAGCTATAGCTATACCCGATTCATTATCTACGCGCTGAAGCAAGAGGGATCGATTCACGTACGCGCCTGGATCTTGCCGCATCCCAAAGGCTCGCGTGCAGCCGTCTACGCGGTCGGCAATGAGACAAGCAAGGAACGTATCAGTTTCCGTCGTATGTCGCGCGAAGAACAGCGGGTAGCGCGCGGCATCAAGCCAAACACAGCGCCGAAAGGCATTTTCTCTGCACTAGGACTTTAACCATGACCCTCCCGAAAGAACAAAGCCGTCGCTCGATGGTCCTGCAATACATCACTGACAATCCTGGCTTGACCGCACGACAGATCGCCCGAGCTTTCAACATCGACGAACGCACGGCTGGCAGCGAGCTGGCGCACCTGGCGCGCGTCGAATGCATCCGCAAGACTGCTATCCCAGGTAGCCGCTTTTCAAGCTGGGAAGCTACTGGCAAAGATATGTCTATGGGTTCGCGTATCGACCGCGCGAAGCAAATCATCACCAGCACGTGGACGCCGCACCTTGTGCGCGACCCTCTGCACATTGCGCTGTTCGGGCCTGCGTGACTCTTCAGTTCTATTCATCAACCACAAGCCCGCCGCGTGCGGGCTTTTTCACGTCACATGCAAATACTGCTTGTGTTTGCACGGAATCCGCGTATAATGAACTTCATCGACAACGCAACAACACAAAGGGGAAACAAAATGACCATCAACACTTTCAACATGAAATTCCTGGGCAAGAAAATCACCATGTTCCGCGTCCTGGACAACAACGGCGAAGTTCTCCAAGTCTTGGAAACCAAAGAAGAAGCTGAAGCATGGATTGCCAGCAAGTCTTAAAAAGGATGGATGAGATAGCAGCGGCGGCCAAGGTAAGAATGGACGCCGTAGCCCATCACTCAGACCAGCAATACGCGGAGATTCTGTTCATGACTCAAGATGAAGCCAGCGAGTTCCTAGCACTTCGCCTCAGCCTTCCAAGTAACGGGCAAGAGCGCCAAGAAGCGACAGAACGATTGATAGCAAAAAGGAGGAACATTGATACCAGAACCAAGTGAGATCAAGACCAAGCGTCTAGAGGAAACGCTCACGCAAGCAGAAGCAGCCGATCTTATCCACTCCAAGCTGAGAACCTGGCAAGACTGGGAAGGAGGCAAGGCCAAGATGCACGCGGGCCTGTGGGAACTGTTCCTAGTGAAGCTTCAAGAGAGAAAACGCTTGCAAGGTGGTTGAAGCTGCGTAATAATTGAATTGTCGATGTGGAGGCGTTGACAGGTTGAAGCCCTTAAAGCTTCGGTTGTTTTTGGGATTAGATAGGATCTGATTCCCCTTGCCTCCACAAGGAACAGCCGAAACTTTAAGGGCTTTTTGCATTTCTGCTTCCACATCGACCGGACTCCACCCGATAGCAGAGGGGAAGTAAGACTACCCGCTTGGAGTTGATGGTCTGCGCTTATTGACTAGCCGGCGCGTGGAACTTTACCAAGGTATCCCAGGAACAGAGCAACAGTTTGACGCATGGCGATTAGCCCACGTAACGGGCGCTCTGGAAATCGAATTGGTAGCCTAGTGGCAGCAGCAGTACCTAGCCGGAATCTTGGTTAGGTATGGCTGAGGGGGAGGTCAAACCCTTGGCTAGTCTTATGCCTGAACGAAACAACAAGGGAGAGTGAAATGGGAAAAGAAATAAAAGAAGTTGGATCTGCATCGTACATGCCGGCAACCGAAGGATTCACGATGGTCTGCTTTAAGGCAGAAGATGTTCCTGAGGGTTGCAAAGTCTACATTCTGAAATCCAAGTCTGATGCTAATAAGCAGGCAGCAGAATGCGAACTCCCATCGCTGCCAGAAATGGATGACATGAGGGATGTTCGGTGGGGCTACAGCCGAGATACAGTTGTCGACATTCAGGAGGATGCTTTCGAAGCAGGACTAGAAGCAGGCCGTGAATCGCGTCGGTGCGAGGCAGGCGGTATCGTGCGTGACATGCTTGAGATTCAAGAGATGTGCGGGTTTCACGCAGACGAATACATGCATGGTCCTGTCCTTGATCACATCAAGGGGATATTAGCAGAGGCTGCATTACGTGAAGAATCAGTGGAAACGAGAGAACCGAAATGACAAGCCTACCTGACTGGATGCCGTTAGAAGCCTGGAACGGCTGGGTTGAAATGCGCAAGCGTATCAAGAAACCCATGACTGAGCGGGCAGAAGAGCTGCGGATCAAAGACCTTGCTGCTTTCCACGCAGCTGGCGAAGATGTAGGCGCGATCCTCGACCAATCCACGGCTAACAACTGGACCGATCTGTATCCGCTTAAGGAGCGCCGTGACGCCTCTACACGCGGCAGCAAGAGCAAGTTACCGCAGCTTGGTAAGCACGGGCAGGCGACCGCTGAGAACGCGCAGGAGTGGCTTGCAGATGAGCCGATGGATGACACGCTTGAACAGAAGAAGCGTTTCGCTACGCTTTTCACCGGCTTGTCGGATTATTACAACCACGAAATGTCACGCGCTAAACTAGGCATCTACTGGCAGGGATTGCGCCAATACAGCTATGAAGCGATTGAGAAGGCTTGTTGGGCGCATACGCAGTTGCCTGATGAATCGGGCCGATGGATGCCAAAGAACACAGACATTATCAAGATGATCGACGGCGGCACCGATGACCGCTCGCAGATCGCTTGGAGCAAGGTGGACCAGGCCGTTCGCGTGCGCGGCACATGGGATGACGTGATCTTTGATGACGCCACCATCCACCGCGTGCTGGCGGATATGGGAGGCTGGATCCTTGTTGGTGGCAAGGATGACAAGGAGTGGCCGTTTGTCGCAAAAGAGTTCCAGCAGCGATATCGCGCCTATGCGCAGCGCGGTGGTGCAACAGAATACCCTGCGCAGCTCACAGGCCAGGCAAACGCCCACAACCGCGCTCAGGGGATGCCGTTGCTCCCAGCTGTACTGTATGGCGATCTAGAGAAGGCAAAGCTCGTATATCGGCGTGGCTCGGGCGTGACGCTCGTTGGCATGCAAGACGTGCGGGACACTATCAAGCAGCTCTCACAATAACTAGGAGAGGAAGATGAGCAGGAATAAACGTGAGGGTAGGTATGCAGGGAAGCTCGAAGGAAAGCATTATCGTGTAGTGGCCAAATTTAGGTCGGATACGTACGAGTGGAAGCTGCCTGGAAATGATTCTGCTTTCATCGGTTGGTTGCATAAATAACTAGGAGAAGAGAATGGCTAGCAAAAAACACGCAGAACTGATTCGTGCATGGCTGGATGGAGCACAGATTCAGTATCTGCTAAGAAGCATGAATCGTTGGGTTGATACTGAAAAGCCAAACTTTGAAGAGTCGGAAGAGTTCCGCATCAAGCCCGTCGAGCCAGAGCGAGTGTATCCCAAGACACAGATGGAACCCTCAGATCTAGTCAGAGTTTGGCATCACGCCGAAGGCGGCACGGCTACGATGTTGCGCGAAGTCGCGAATGATGTTCTCAGGCATGCATGCAATTCAGGACAGATTGTTACGCGAGAGGAGTTTGACAGAGCACTTGAAGATAGAGCAAAACGTGATATGGATATCGCTCAAGCGGTTTCTATCTACACATTCAACAAGACCTGTCGTCACCCCACATTGGACTACAAGGATCTACCTCTCAAGCTTGAAGATCCGATTAGCTTAGTCAAATAACCCACCGGAGACCGCACATGCACTTCGATACTTGGACTGACTAAGCACTAGCATGGAGCGCAGCCTCTTTGCTTCTAGGATGGCTGACTGGCCGCATGATAAGCAGAGGATCACAAGAAGACCGCAGGAAAGGCCGAGATCGTAGGGCGCGTGTGCGGAAAGCCAACGAGGCGCGAAATAGCGAGCAATAGTGCTTGCATCCTGTACGGAGCTTTGCTATTGTTCTGTACATGGATGCAGCGCGCGGCGTTGCGATAGGGAGAAAAAAATGAAAGACCAAATTGTCAATATATACGGGAAAAATTGGCTTGTTAAAGAAGCAGTAAGTCTAGAAGCGGCGTTGGATGAGATTGCTATGGCGGAATGCACGGGAAGCGTTGGAAGTTCGACAGAGATGAAAAACGGAAATGTGGCTTATGTCATGGCTGATGTTTGCCGTTTAGATAAGAATGGATGTGAATGCCTTGCGTATGGGGAAGTTGGAGAAGATCACAGCTCCAAGCTAGAAAACGTAATCTATCCAGATTAACTAAAACGCGCCCGCTTCGGTGGGCGCATAGGATACTGAATGAAAGAAAAGAAACCACGCGGCTTAGCTGCCGTTGATCCTGAACGCCGAAAGCAGATTGCAGCTATGGGCGGCAAGGCAGTACAGGCCAGCGGTAAAGCATACAAGTTCACTACAGAGACTGCTCAACTAGCGGTTAGCACAAGGAAGGATAGGCAGAAATGAAACGCTATGACCTTTCAGTATCACGCGGAATGATCGAGCAAGACGAAGACGAATACGGCGATTGGGTTAGGTATGACGACCACAAAGACCGCGAACAAATGCTGCAAACAAATTATGACAATCTGAACGTTCACTACCATGCTGCCGCACGCATGCATGCGGAGAATGTTCAGAATCTACAGAGTCAGCTAGAAGCTATGACCAAAGAGCGCGACCACTACAAGCGCCTAGTCGGACTGTCCGACGCCTTGCGCAACGCAGAGCGCGGCAACAAGATCAATCCGTTGTTCAACCACCAGGGAAACTAAAATGAACTACGACGCAGCAGGCTATGCGATTGTGCTGTTATTGATGTACTTCTTGCCGACGATCCTGGCAAACAAGGGCCGGCGCATGTCGGTCTTCGTGATTAACTTTTTCTTCGGCTGGACTATTCTAGGCTGGTGCATTGCCATGTATATGGCTGTGCGCTCGATGGAAGATGCTAAGAGGGGTGCGTGATGCGCTATATGTTTTTGGAGTGGTTTTGTTGCGGTCTATTGGGCGCCGTAATGGCGACAGCTGGGCTTTCCCCTTCCGGCTGGCACTTTTGGGCAATCACCGCTTTGGCTATGCTTATCGGAATCTTAAACGTGTTCTGGGAGCGCAGCCGAAAAGCGACTTGGAAGAAATGGAAGTTCGAGCCAAGGCGCGGTGACCAGTATCCGCCATACTAGTTGCTCGTCGCGTCATAAGCCCTATAGCACGCTCCTAGCGCTTCTCGCTGCTCTTCTGCACGCTGGGCGAGCCGAACAGTACCCTCTCGGCTTCCGTTAGAAAGCTCTCCCCCAGCGGTACTTTCGCCAGCGGCGGTGGCTTGGGGCATACAACTTGTGCTGGCGGGCTTGCTGGCGGCTTGCTTGCGCAGGCGGGCAATAAGGCTGTCAGCATCATTACGAATGCGATCCGTTTCATTGATTCTCCTTTGTTCGGCTTCGTTGACACGCTCGACCCATCCTTGTTCCTTTGCACGTGCTGCGCGCTCATCGTCGGCGCGCTTGACTTCGCGCTGGCGTAGTAGCTCAGTGTGCTGCGCCTGGATCTTCTCAATCTTGTTGACGTAGACATAGCGCGTGCTAACAGCGCCACCAGCTACACCGACAGCAAGGCAGATTGCAGCGATAGGCCAGGTAGGTACGATACTCATGATTTGATTCCCAAAGCTAGTGACGCTTGAACCCAGTTTTTCTCCCAGCTTTGCAGATGAGGCTTGCCAGGACGCCATGCTGACAGGTATTGCTGCCAGCCTTGCTCCTGAGTAGTGGGCAAAGCAGACGGCAGCGTGTAGACGAGCATGCGCGCCGCAGCAGCGGCCACGATGTCGTTATAGCGCATAGCTTCCCACAGCCCTGAAGGAGTCGGCAGGACGTTGTAGTCAGCACATATCTTGCGCATGCGTTCAGAGCTTGCAGGATGCGTTAAAACGCCCTTGCAGCCACCGCCCTGCTCAAACTGCCAGAAAGAGGCAGCAGGACCGGTTTCTGATCCTCCTGCGACCACTTGGCGGCGATGATCTAGCCTTGACTCCTGCAATGCGATGGCAAGCAGGAAACGACGAGCCTCTACACTGTCACGAACTCCAATTGATTCAAGCTCCGCCATCGCCGGCGAAATTCCCGTGTTAAGCAAACGTTGAGGCGTCATTGCGGGCTTTCTTCACGATTAACGGGAGGGACAGAAGGAGGCGGCGGAGCAGGTTCAGAGGTTTTCCCGATGGCTTGAGCCACGCGCGGGAAAAAACCTTTGTTCAGAACCATGTCGATAAACTTCGCATTACCTGCGCCAGCCAATAGGATCACAAGGCAAGTCTTTGACCATGCCCATTCCCACCAGATCGCAACCAAGAAGACTACAAGGCCAGCAAAGAACGACAGCACAATATCCTTGATGATCTCGCCTGGAAGATTGGTAATGACGATGGCAGGATTGATAATCTTGGGGAGGGTAGCAGCCATGCCGCCGAGGATTGAAAGAACAGCTACGTAGCCAAATGCTTTTAGCGGGATAGACTCGATCCCATCAGCGAAAGAGAGTTCACTAGCGTATGCAATTCCTGCCCAGCAGAACAGTATATATACCCATAGGACACGGTTCAGCTGTGCGTTCTTTGCCACCAGAGTCTCCTCGATCTTTCGCCGGCGTCAATGAAGGCGGCAATCATGTTAATCAAGCTGTACCAGTAACATACTAGCACTACGGCAACAGATTGACCAGTTACATCAGCTATGTGTGGTTGAGCTGCATAGCAGCCAGCAATGCCCACGAATAGCCAATGGCGATGCTGCCAAACCCTTTCCCAGCCGAGATTTAATTCTTTCCTGCCGAGGCGCAGGCATGTCGGCGACCAGTCATTAATGAACAGGTCAAACAAAAGCAAGATGCCGAATATACCCATTGCCCAAATCATCAGGCCGCCATCTTCGGTAGACGCGACTTGATACAGCGTGGATTCAGGATCGACCGTGGAGCTATACCAGGTCACTATCGCCTGCCCGCCCATCACAAATCGAACGTATGGGGAGAATTGATCTTGCAGTCTTAGTCTTCGCATTTCGGCATCCTGTTTCGCATGCTTGGTAAAAAGCCCTGTGAAAAGATGATGCTGGTGCAAAGGAGTGCGTATTCGCAAAGCTTTACTAGGACACGGTACGGGCTTAACGGAGGGTGTCCGTCGATATAGTACGCCATAACGTGCAAAGCGATTAGTACGGTAGCCAGCTCAATCACGATGATGCTGGATCGAGTTTGCAGAAATGTTGCGCCGATGATGACGCACAGTTCCGCCAGGATGCAGTATCCGTAGAACTCAAAAGCCGACGATCCTGGAATCGGAATGAACACGTTCACGCCAATCAGGACCGTCAGCGCTAGCATACGCCAGTCACGGTAGTTGGCTATCAGGCCGGCACCAAGCAACACGGCGTAGCTAGGAAAGAGCATGGTTACGGCTCGATAGGATCTTGATCTTCGTCCTTCGGATCTTTGATCGGCGGCGGGTCTTTTGGCGGTGGGTTGCCGTTGCCGGCGTCCGAGAACAGTTTGTGCTTCAGCATGATAGCTCCTAGCGGGTGGGTGAGGCTTCGATTCTACGTACTTGGTTTCTATCGGTCAACTAGGCAGGCGTACCCCATGTCGCAGTACCTGAAACAGTGCCCGTGCTCTTACTAACGCCATTCGCATCGGTGACTGTGCAAACTGCACTCGCACTGGCCGAGCCGCTGGAATTCTCAGCATAGGTTCGCTCAAAATTCAGAGACGGCCCATTGTTTCCAGTCACTTGGGTCATACCGCCAGCTGACATGATATTTGTCCAGAGATATGTAAGCGGCCTTGCGCCTCCGGTTACTGCGACAGAGAGATTAATTGCGATCGATCCGCCTCCCGCTGAGGTATTCGGTATGCTGCGATTAGTATCATTCGGATAGAGTGCCATCGGTTGCACTGGCTGAGTCGGTGGCGTTACGCTCTTGCCGTAGAAATCATCTGGCATCGTTACAGGCGGTGCGCTTTTACCTGCCAATGAAAGCACGTCTGCATCAGTCAGAGACAATGGATATGCACGGCTAGAGTTTGCAATTCGTAGCTCCGCAAGAATCTGATCCGTACTGATTGAGCCGGAGGAAGGTAGAGTCATTGCATCGCCTCATTGCGCAAGACACGGCGGGCCAAGGCATGGCTGACAACGGTATTCAGTGCGGCGTGATTCACACTAAGCTTTCCGTCTACGTCCACCACGCACCATGGGGCAATCTCACGTACAGATTGCGCACCAATACCTCCATCCGTTTCGCCACTGTTGGACCAGTCAAACAATCCGGCGCGTTCAATCGCTGCAAATCGCTCAAGGAAGTCGTCAGGGATTGCGCGCCAGTTCTCCTTTAGCGACTCGTCAGAGGTAGCAGTAAATTTTGGAGCTGATACATTCCCGGTAAATGCTGCGCCAGAAAGCTGAGCGTATCCAGATGGGTTGAAGTTACCTTGGTGCCAGATTTCATAGGCAACAGCGCCAAGGGAATAACCACCAAGTTTTATCTTGTTGTCGGTATCCAAACCAAAGAAAACCGCATGCTGACCCGTGCGAACAAACTGAATCAGTGCCGATGCTCCAGCATTATTGTTATTGCCAATGATTAGCGGCACCTTGTCTTCGTTGCCATTACTGCCGTTCATGTTTGCAATACCTGGCGCTGCACCCGAAACAAGCCGTGTTCCCGTGCTTACGTTCATGCCGTCTTTTAGTACGACATCAGTCGTAGAGGGTACGCCTAGAGTAGTTCTTGCGCCAATGACCGAATTCGATCCCGTCCCACCGTTTTCCAGGCCCAGGATGCCGATGGCATTACGGATATCTTGCTGTGATGGAGTTCCGCCACCGTCCCCCTTGTCGCCATTTCTATCAAAGAATACAGACAGCAAATCGCCATTAGAAAATGGATACATTGAACTGCTTGCCCTTGGGGTGACCATCAGATTACGATAACCGCCGGCATTAATAACACTTGTCACGTCAAAGATCATAAATGCCGTGACATCGCTGGATTTTTGCAGCCTCACGCTACCTTTGACATTTGAGCTAACTGCACCAATTGAATCTAGGATTGATGAAATATCTACCCCGCCATCCGCAGCCAAATCTATACGCAGGACATTAGATGCGCTTTGGGCAGAAGATCCTAGGCGCAACTTGCCCTCTCCAGGATCAACATCAGAGGTGGCGCTATCGAAGGAATACGTAAACGTATTTGCACCTCCGGCATTTCGTGAATTGAGGCCAGCGATAAAGTCGTTGAGCTGTGGGATTAATTGAACCAACCAAGTTAAAAAGGCATCCACCCTTTGCGAAAAAGTGGCACGATCGCCACGCTGGGGTGCTAGTGGAGGCGGTGTAAATAATGGCATCAGATCAATCCTTTAACGGTCATGTTTAGCGTTGGCATACCATAGTCATCATGTTGAATCCGGCCGCTAAGCAAGCCGAAAACTGTCAGATTTTCATAGCCACGTGCTTTGCTTCCAACCACTACAACGGGTACGCCGAGAACTTCTTTTATTGTATCCAAGATCGAGTTTGCGTCGTTAATATCCATCTTAGCCGACATGGCCAGACTAGTAGCATTATTGCGTTTGCGGACCGTTGTATTTCCGAAAGTGTCAGTAGAAACGTAGCTGTAATCAACCGGCTCAACACTTGCTCCTCGCAAAGGCTCGCCAAGCGGCCGCAAGTCGCCTAAGGCAATCATGCCCACGCGAACATCGCCGCTTCCTTTGGTTAGAGTTATACGAATCTCTGACTCGCCGTAGGGTATTAAATCAGTAGCGATAAATTGCGTCTGCGGCTTAAATCGGTCGAAGAAGTATTCGTAGTAGTCAGAAGGCTGCGATCCTTCGAGCGATGCGGAATAGCTATATACAACGGCCCCCCCAGGGTAGTCAGTTACTACAATGTCTATTTCATCAGCATCCAGACCGAACATTGCAATACCATTGAACGATCCAGGCCGAAGAACGATATCCAACGGAGTAGGAGCAACAGTTTGCGTTGAGATCAGCGCGTCAAACATTGCATATCGGTTCGCAGGCCCAGCATCAATCCACCACGAGGCGACACCAGCCGCATTAAACTGATTAGCCAAATCACCTGGATAGCGGTTTGCATTGCCATCCTTGATACTTTCATAAACACGATGAGTTTCTTGAAGGTAGACACGATCACCCTCAGCATACGTTGCAGATAGATTCCATAGAGGTGCAGCGTCTTCAGTCAGCTCGATACCTCCAGCAGTAATCGACACCATCATTTCGTCGGTTATCGAAATGGGTGCGAGCACGCTGGCAATGTCGTCACCATACTCGTAACTACCATTAACTCCAGAATTTCCAGAGGGCCGAGAAGGAGATGCGCCGATTGTGTATGGAATAGCAATCGTCATGCGTTTCTTTCAATGCGCCGCTGGTGCGGCGGTGTAGGGAATGGCGGCGGTCATGGGTCGTCCTTTATGCCAGCGTCAGGGCTGCGCTGCGCACCACGCCATCGGAACCCTTCACCTTTACTTGCAACTGTGTGTTGCTCGTCAGCTCGAACGTCATTTCGCCGTTGTTGGCAGGCGTTGCCGACGCGGGCGGCTTGAGGTTCAGATTGTAGGCAAAGGCGGTTGCGGCGCGTTTCGCTGCGCTGCCGAAATTCACGCTGTTGTCAGTGACGGGCTGGAAGTCGCCCGCAAACGGGACTTCCCAGCGCTCGGTCGAGTTGGTGCCAAATACCAGCCGCGTCAACGTCGAGGCCGAGGTAAGGACGATCTTGAGCGGCGTGCCACCACCCGTATAGCCCCGGATGGTATCGACACTCATCAACCCCTTGAAGGCGAACGTGCCGTCGAACAGGAACGTGCCGGCGTTGTCGACCGACATGCGCAGGATCTTGTCCTTGTGCGAATACACTTGCAGGCCGTTCGCAGCCCACACCTCGGCAACCGCCGTGCCAGTGGTTTTATATGCGCCGTTCTTGATTTCACTCTGGTTTGCCGTACCAATAGACCAGCCACCGGAAACGAAAGTGATCCCGTCGCCTGTAATAAGCGCGTTGGTTACGTTGGCGACGGATGGGTACAGGATGTACGCATCGTACTTAGCGCCATCGGTGCAATGAATGAAGCTGTCGAGATACTCGTAATAGCCTCCAATGATACGAATGCCCGACGAGTTGCCCGAATACTTGAAGCAGCCATTAGCGCCCGAACCATCGCCCGAGCAGGCAATAAAGGCCGTAGCGACGGAGTTGTGGACGAGGTAGTTGCTTTCGTAGCCTTTCACAAAGGTATCGATGACGCGCGAATCGTTGCCGGCAGCGTCACCTGAATTCGGGCCGTCGAAGGCAATGCCGAAACTGCCCGGCCAGCCTTTCGGCAGGTAGTTCTTTACGAATCGGCAGCCCTTGACGGTATGGCGGTATGCCGCTGCACCAGCGCCGGTAATCCCCATGTAGAAGTGAACTCCGCGATAGACGTTCTCGCCTTCACATTCTTCAATGAGGGTGTAGCTGGAATTGTTCGTGATGGTGTCGTTGAACACGTAGATCGCTGTTGGCGTGTCGGCCTGCGACGCCTGCGAAAACTTGAATCCGCTAAACTTGTTGGCTTGCCCGGCAATACGGAATCCAGCCGTGGAGCTGGCGAGGATGACTTTCGCGCGCTTGCCCTCAATGATCTTCTGCGATGCCCGCAACGTTACCGGGTCAGTCAGGCGAATTGTCAGGCCAGTGGCATCAAGATGCGAACAGGCCGCCGTAGCGAGATAGTCAAGCGCGGACTGCATAGCGGCGGTATCGTTGGCCACGCCGTCACCAATAACCCCAAACCAGCGCACATTCACAGCGCCGTCGACCACACGCTTGAACCGCTTGCCAGCCGCAACAATAACGGTGCCCCCATTGTCCGCGCTGGCCGTGTCCGCATCATCGCGCACGAACATGCCCGCGATGCCTGCGCCAGTCACGTAGACCGATTTCCGCGGCCCCTTGTACGCGCGCAGGGCGGCGTAGTCGGGAAGTTGCAGGGCGTCGAGTGCTTGGGTTGCGGCATCGGCTTCGATGTCGAGTTGTTCGACGCTCGATTCAAGCCGATCAACTCGCACAGGAATTCCACCTACATCATCTGTCGGGTCGTACAGCAATATTTCTCGGTGCGGTAACGGGAATACCTTATCGCCGACAGAGACGTTTCCTAACCGATATCGTCCATTGCGAGCATAGAAAGCAAATTCCCCTAACGATCCCGTTCGGATGGGGTTGGCGGCAGGCGAAATCTGGCTATTTGACTGGAATATCTTTGCTAGAACGCCTTGGGAATCGAGAATTGGAACCAGAGCATTGGCTACAACATTCCCCTGGGGATCTATCATTACGTCCGCATATTGTTCCATGCATATTCCCTTTTATGCAGTTTCCACCAAAAGAGCATTGCCGCCGCCCGAGGCTTGGTCGAATTGAGATGCCAGTTGAGTGACAGCGTTGGCAGTGCGGTTCATTGCCTTTTCCATATTTGCAAATCGGTCGTTGATTGCGGTTTGCTGCGCCATCGCCGCAGCACTGCCACCCATTGTACCGTACTGTTGCGGCATGCTAACAACTGGAACAGATGGTTGAGCAAGATTCGGATTTGGATTAACAACGCTAGTCGGCAGGCCAACGCTTGCGCCTGGCGGAGCATAGCGGAGTGCATCAAGCGCCTCTTCCACGCGGCGCACTGCTTCAGCAACTGAATAGACGCGATCATCAACGCCGGTCAGCGCATTCAGCTGTCGCTGCTGGAAACTTACCAACGAATCGAGGCGCAGCAATTCGTTTTCGGAAGTGGTGCGAGCCAATTCCTTCTGGTCTTGCAGCGCACGCAATTGACGCTCTGCTACGCTCAGTTGATCGTCTGTCAGCCCGCCGAGTTCGATCAGCTGGTTATTGGTGCGCGCCACCTCGCGCTGATAATCGGCCAGAGTGGAGAACTGGCCCGAGGAGTCACGACTAAGCGAAGACAGAGCATCGCGCAAATCGTCTGTAGAAGGCAGTACCCCGCTAGCCTTAGCGATGGCCAAAGCAGTCGCAATCTGCGCCTGCGCGGCCTGTCGTGCTGCGTATGCCTGCGTAGGTGACGAGACAGTACCAATAGCGCCCTTCAGCGCTTCGGAAAGCTCTTGCGTGCGCGATATCGAATCGTTGACGCCATCAATCTGCGTTTCGAGTTCGGTCATCGCGGATTGATACGCTTTGGTTACGATGTCCTTTTGCGCATCTACAGCGCGGCTCAGAGAATCCAGACGATTGGACGCTGTTTCCTTCGCCGCCTCCTTCAGCTCGTTAAGATAGTCCGTTACGGTCTGGAAGGCTGGAGCCAGGGCCATGAGTGACGAATACGTCTTCGCGCCTTCTTCTGTCGCAAGCGCACCCGAAGCAATCAACTGATTTACAACCTGCTTGAATTGGTCTCCAGTTTTTACGCCGGCATAACCAAGCGCGGCTAACTGGTCATTAACCATGCGCTGAATAGGTTCGAGTTGTTCGGCTCGGGTCAGGAAGTTGTTGACATAGAACTGCGACTGCGAAGCGAAAGAATCGATCCCACCAGCGAGAGCCACAAGGCGCTCGCGTGCTTCCAGACTTGCCACACCAACAGCACGGAATGCTTGCTCGCTATTCGTGCCGAGAGCAGCTAGAACCGCGTCCACTGCCTGGAAACCGACGACGACGCGCTGCAACGCCGCTGCTGCGGTTTCGCCTGACTGCTGGAACTGCGCGATGTTTGGCAGAAGTAGAACAGCAAGCTCATCGCCAATACCTGCGAACAGGTCGGCAACCATCTTTTCGTTTTCTTCCGCGTTATCGGTCCATTTGAGTTGGATGCTCTTGCTGTAGCCTTCGATTGCGCTAGTCTGCACACCCAAGACATCGCCAAAGGCTTTTACCGATCCGATCATCGCCTGAATCGTGCCGGAGAAGTATTGCTGCTGCTCCTTCTCAAGCGCTGCGGTTTGCGTAGACCATTTATCGCTACGGAACCAGCCGCCTTTTTCCAAGATGTAGGCGTAGCTGTTGCCGGAGAAGCCAGAGCCGCTCAGGGTTCCCTTCAGCCCTTGCTCTTTGATCTCGGGGGCTTTACGACCGAATGCGCGTGCAAAGACCGCTGATCCAGAGATCAGGGAAGCAAAGCGATTGTTGATACCAATCTTGCCGACAATCTTTTCGAAGCTAGACATACTAGCCGTCATGATTGCTGTAATTGGCGCTAACCCGTTACTTATGCCAATTCCGCTAATAAAACTTTTAAAAGAAGAATTGTTAAGGTTTAAAGTTTCTTTAATGGCTTCAAAAATATTACCTTTTAAACTGTTACTAAGGATCTTACCAAATGATGAAACGCTAGTCTTAATGATGGAAGACAGCGATTTGATTCCACTTCCATTAAACATGCTGCTCAGCTGAGACTTGATGATGTCGCCGGCCTGACCCTCCAAGCGCCATCCCTGAGAATAGAACTTGTCGTTAGCCATCATGCCGGCAACGATTGCGCCGGCAATACCGCCCGCGCTAGCAGACGAAGAAATGCCGCTGCCGAACGATTGAACAGCCTTACTGCCGAACGTCGAGCCAAGCTTGCTAATGACGCCACCAAGACTGGTCGAGATACCCTGGCTGAATCCCTTGAAGATGTTCATGCCAGCATCGAACAGCCCAGAGAATCCCTTTTGCTGGAACGTGTCGAGGATCGACATACCGCCACCAGACGTAGAAGCTTGGATATTGATAATCCACTTCTTCAGGGTCTGCTGATACAGCCAGTCGAAGAACGTATTCTTTGCCGTCTCCTTTAGGCGCTGAAATGCGTTCTTGCCGCCATCAGCGATGGAGACGAAAGTGTCGTGCGCGGTCTTTTCGATGTCTTCCCAGAATTGTTTAGTTTGCTCTAATTCCTCCCGATCAGCCACAGCCTTGGCACTGCGTTCTTTCAACGTGATGAGCGTTTCAAGATGCTCGATTTCATCCAAGGTCAAGCCAAGGCTGGAGCGCTGTGCAAGCTGCTCCTTCAGACGCGCGACCTCAAGGGCAGCAATCGCCGCTTCAGTCATACCAAACGTTTTAGCCAATTGCTCATTTTTCTCCGCCTCTTGGGACGCTGCGGAGATTGAATCTTTCCGGCTATCAGCAATTTCACTTTGTATTCTCGCAACGCTTTCTTGGCTTTTCTCGTAATTCTCCTGTGATTTAATTGCTTCATTGGTCGCAGCAGCTTGTTGCAGAATCTGATTCTTTAGGTCCTCTGTCGGAGCTTTAGCTGCCGCCTGCGCAGCAGCGTACATCCGTTGCTGCTCGGCATTCATAGAAACAGTTGCTTGCTGCTGCTTTAGCGACTCGATGTAGTTCTCTGCTGCCTTTCTTGCTTGTTCCAGAGCATTTGCGCCCAGGTCTTTTTCCGCATACTTCTCACGTACAAGGCGCTCCATTTCTGGAGGAATCTCACCGAACCTTTCTTTCAATACCTTTAGTTCTGCCGCAAGCCTTTGAGCCTTAGTCCCATTCTGAGCAAACCACTCGGTAATCTGACTTTCGCGAGTTCCGTTCGCTATCTCTTTTTGCGACGCCGAAACCCTATCAATCGCTTCAGAAAGTGCCGTGTACTCGTATTGAAGCTCTACGACGCGCAGCCTCGCAGTACCCTCATCCTTGTAAGGACCATACAATCCCTGATTAATAGCAGTAAGTTCGAGGTTGATTTTTGAACCCAGCGCCGCTAGTTTCTCGACCGCTTCGCCGCCCTGCCGTGCGGCGTCAGCCTTACCGGCCTGCTTAGAGAGTTCGATTCGCTCTCGCAGCTTCTCATTTTGCTTATTCAGCCCATCAACAATTTCCTGAGTAGACTGTTCAACAGCGCCTTTAGCTTTTTCAGCTGCCTCTTTAGCTTTGTCTCCGTAATGACTAAAAGCAAGCGCTGCGCCCCCAAGAACAGTAATCAAGAAGCCAATCGGGCCACCAGTCAAGGCAACTAACCGGCTCGCAGCAGTTGTAGCGGCACCTAGCGCAGCGGCTCCCAATGAGGCCGCGCGCTGCGCGATGACTAACCTCTGCATTGCCGCTTCGTGTGCAGCCGTAGCCACTGTCGCTCTAGTTTGAGCAGGGATCAGAGCGTTAGTAGTAAGCGCAAGCTGAACGTTGCCGGTTGCCGCGAGAGTTGCGGTTCGAATCTCTGCAAGCCTGGCATTGGCAAGCAACGAGGCTTGAGCTGTAGCCGTCGCTTGAGAACGCGCCACCTCTAGGTTAGAAGCTAAGAACGCACGGTTGCCCGCCGTTGCTGTGACAGTCGCGCTTCCGATTGACGATAGCCAGCTAACAAACTTAGCTGCTAGCACAACGCCTATCGCCCCAGCAACCAATCCAAGATTCTGCGCAAAGAGTGTGAGAGAACTTGAGATTGTAGCGACTACACCATTTGCTTGGGCTTGAACCCCAACAAATTCCATGACACTGTTACGTAAGACAGTGAATGCCCCCGATATGGTCTGAACTTCCTTGGCTTCATTCCGAAGCTTTTCCAGTGCATTTGGAAGCACATCAGCCATTATCTTGGAGGTGATCTCCCCTTGCTCGGCCATCTTCTTGAGGGCACCAACCGGCACGCCGATACCGTCTGCAAGAGCAAGCATTAAACGAGGAGCAGCCTCGTTCACCGCATTGAATTCTTCGCCGCGCAGAGTGCCAGATGCGAATGCCTGCGACAGCTGCAACTGCGCTGAAGCAGCCTCAGATGCAGTTGCGCCAGAAACCAAAAGGGAAAGGTTGACCGTCTCAGTAATCGCTGCAACTTGCTTTTGAGCGATTCCTAGTTCCTTGGTGCCGTTTGCAATCCTCGCATACAGCACGCCGGTTTCTTGCAAGCCCTGCGTGGATTGAGCAGCGATTCGCTTTACGTCAGCATATCCGGCTGCGTACTCACGTTGAGACTGAGAGGCTAGTTTTAGCTGGGCGGTGAACTTGGCATATTCGTCCACCATATTGGCAATCTGTCCGACGCCGATCCCAGCAGCAATACCCATAAGCGCATTGCGCGCTCGCTGAGCAGCTTGACTCACACTGGACATGGTGTTATCGACGGACCGCCGAACTTGGTTCATGTCCTGCTGGAGCCGCGCAATGTCAGCCCGTAACCGAATTTCAACGTCGCTTACGACTGCCATTGCGCTTTTCCTTTTCTTCTAAACGATCCCAAGACTTTTCGGCCTGCATGTTGCGGGCTTTTTGCCACATAAGAGAACCATCCTCCCATGGGCATTGCGCGTCGGCTTCACGCGCTGCATGCATTTCAGAGAGCCACGCCTTAGAGCACTCGATAATCAGATCCGCCTGCCAAGGAAGCAAGCAGATATCTCTGCGAGCCTCCCAAGCCTGTAAATCACGTTCTGTTACCCAAGCCTCACCAATTACAGGGCCGACTGCAAACAGCACATTGACTACGTGCTGGACTTCTTCGATCTCGGGCGCAGGAACGTATCCTAGCGCCCTTTCAATGGTTTCCCGCCGTGGTATGCCTGACCACGGCTTTGGATTCTTTTCGGCCTTCTCAGGCGTGGAATTTAGCCATGCGACGTAGCGGACGTATTCGACACATCGGCTGGCGATTCCACGCTGAAGTTTCCCCGATCATTGAAGAACTTTTCAACGCCATCAGCGATGTGACCGAGCTTGAGATTCTTGTACAGCTCGACAGGACCGCCTGCATAGCTGAAGCCATCCAGTGATTCAGTAACTTCAGCTAGGAATGCGGCGCGCTCGCGCACTTCATCATCTTCGGTGCGCTTGGAATTCTTGCCGGCCATTTGGCCGACGACGCGAGCGCTGCGGGCTTCGTCGCGCTTGAACTGTGCGCGAGTAGCTTTCTTCGTGCCGGGGCTGGTGACGGTGATCGTAATCGGATTGCCTTTGGCGTCATACTGCGGATCGCCCTTGGCATTGGTAACGTGGTATTTGCCGGAATCGGCGATTTCAAGCGAGGTAATATCGAAAGTCATTTCTAGTCCTTGAGAGGGATTTAGCCCGTGCCGCGCGGGCGCTCCCTCCCAAGGAATGACGCCCGCGCAGTCGGTGCTCGGTTAT